ACATCTTGATCTTATGTATGCCCAATATGCTGTGTGTTCTGGTGTTAGTAATTCCACATGCGGAGGAAAGTCTTCTTTTTCTTCAAATTTAATTTCACTCAATGCATTAAAGATCTGCTGACGTTCATCCAATATTCCTTCGATACTGCGGTGTTTTAAACTTTCTAAATTGAGTAGATCAATATCTCGTGCTGGAACATTTAACAATCCCAGTAGTTTGCGAGCCTTAAATCCCACAGTGCGGCCAAGAATAAAACTTGCGGTAAATTGACAATTGAAGCAATGATAGCTCCAACCTTTTTCACTGACTTTCAACCCACCTCTTTGCCGCTTGTCTGCACAACAGGGTGCATTAAAACTAATCCAACCACTGGGAGTAGATTTTCTTTTAACAGGCAAATAAGAAACCACATCAATCATGTAGTTATTTTAACACATTTATCTCTGTAGATCAACGTTATCGATAAAACAAATCAATCACGTAACCGGTACTGATAACAACCAGGGCACCTTGACCGCTTGGGGGCACTGGATAATAAGGAGTATTGATACCAGCATTTGGCACCAGCCAATATCCAGATCCGCCATTGGTCACTGTGATGCTGGCAACGCTGCCATTGCTGCCCAAAGTGGCCACTGCGGTAGCGCCAGCACCATCACCAATGATGTTAATTTTAGGCGGAGCCAAATAACCACTGCCAGCATTTTGCACTGTTATACTTTGTACTATTCCGTTTGCACATGTGGCATATGCTAGGGCTGGCACACCCGGTTGATCTGGTACAGCAAATATACTGTTGTTAAAACACAGTCTCAACAACGGGTACCATCCAATTATATTTAAATAAATGGTGCCTGTGCGATTGTAGTAGGTTGTACTTTCGGTGACATTATAAGGCACTGCTTGATAGTCTTGTGCGGCCTGTGCTTTGATTGTGCCTGTGTACCCGTCCAAGGTCATTTGAATAGTGGTTATGGCATTTTGTGGTTTGATAAAACTGCTGTAGAATTCAGTATTTCGGAAACTATTAAAAAAGTTGGCACCATTGGGATTACCGCCACCATAATACCAGTCGGCACCTGGATAGTTTTGAAAACTTGTGCCATCTGCGGAACCCTGCGCTGACAGTTTCACAGTGGGAATGGTCAAAGGAATACTGGGCACAAACTGTGGCAACACACTGTCTACCACATTCAATGGTGCCCTAGCACCAGATTGTGCATTTGTAAACACTGCTTCGGTTAGATTTCCACTGGTTCGTGTAATGCTGTAAGTGGCCGGTTCTGCCAGCACTTCCAGTAATTCCGGACCGGTCAGTGTGACTTTGGCTCGGCCCAGTGGTGCATTAAGTGTGACCATTGATTTTTCTATCAACAACTCAGTGCCTGCAGTATTGATCACACGGAACAGGAATGTGCTTCCAGTAATGTTGACGGGCTTTTGTTCTTGATTGATAAATTCAAACAACAGCACATTGTCAACGCCTTTGTTAATTGTTAATTGTTTTGCGTACACAGGGTCATACCTATAAGTGAAAGTTTCGCCGTCGGCAGTGTCTATCAATAATACTCTGGTAATTTGTTGATATAAATACGCCGTGGTTGAATACATAAGGATCTCCAACAATATTTATGGGCAATGACTTGTTTGCAAAATTAGCTGAAAAATATCCGTTTATAACGCTTTGCGTCTACGCCTCTACAGAATACGTGGGAATTGTGCAAAATCAAGATGATATAATAACAACAATTTACGATTTTGGAAACATTATTGATATTGATCAAAAGCGGTTGTTTTTAGAACTTGCCAATGTTTGGTGGTGGGAAAGCAATCGCAGTATACCTATTAATATTTTTTTAAAATCTGACTGGGATCCATTTAAAAGTTATTTGAAAACTTTTAGCAACAAAGATCTTACAATATTACACGGGCCTGTTTGTAGCCTAATAGAAATGAGTCGACGCAAAACCAAACGCAAATCAATTACACTGGTTCGTCGGCTTGATTAAGCAAATTCATATGAAGTGCTACCAAAGCTGCATAGCTTAATGCATGAGATTTTTTAAAAGTGTATCCTCGGCTATCATCTCTGTTCCACACAGATTCAAACACTTCTTTCCAAGATTTATTTTGTAGGTGAGCTTTGCCCGGACGTATTATACTAATAAACGCTGCCATTCTGGGAATGCTGTCGGGTCGCATTGATTTTAACAATTCTGTGTAATTGCCCACATGTGCCAACTGACCTGCCCATGATGAGTCTTGCCACAATCTATTCCACGGCGGTGTAGCCGCTAACATTTCTTTATAGTGTTCAGAATTTTTAATAAGCTGATACACACTCATGTTTAAAAAATCAATTTTAAAATATCCACGTTGTTCTGCAGACTCATAATCAATGGCTGCACAATTATTAATAGGATCTCTTGGTATATCTGTGACATAAATTCCAGAATTATGCCGCCTGGCTTGTCCTTGAACTATTTGTCGTGCAGGCGTGTGCTGAATTAATTTTAAAATTTGTTCTCGATCAGCAAAATCAATATCAATATCTGCACTCATTTAAAATAATTCCATTTAAGGGTTGCGTTAACATATGCTTCTTCCAGCAAATCTAATTCTGGTAATGTTACACTGCTATTTGTTAGTAGTTGTTCTACTAGACTATCACACTTGTGTTTTGAATTTTTATATGGTTGTCGAATTAAAAATTCTTCGTGTATTTTTACAATTCTATCTTGACAATTATAACTTAGTTGTGCCCAGTCAGCAAGTTTTTTAATTTCTAGTAAGAATTGAGTTGTATTATAAAAACATGAAAAGGGAAATACATATACTTGTAACGATTCACTGTATTTTACATCAAGCTGTCGAGCCATAAATCCCATCTTTGTTGGATTTTCAAAACCAATTTGAAAAAATTCTCGAAGGACCTTGCGTGGACAATCAGGCAATTCAGATGACAATTCAAGTAATTTTAAATTATGTTGTGTTCTACATTCATCCTGAATCCATGTAGGTAATTTTTTAAAATCATCTAGGGTATTGATATCTGGCCAAGATGAATCTTTAACTGCATGGTAACTTTGTCGTACTTGATTTACAAAAAAATTATCTATTAATGTGTCGAGTACCCATATGTAAGATGAAGTGTTTAACTTATTGAATGTGTCTATTTCAAGTAAATTATTGTCAATATTCCAGCCACCTGCTCTTAATAAACTAATTTGTTGTAATTGTAATAAATCAGTGGTATCGATTTGTATACTAACTATTTTGTCTGATACAAATGGTACATTGCTGTAAGAGTAATGATCCGCATAAAATATCTTTTGTGATTTATAACGTTTGTTATGCGCCGCGCCAAGATTACTAAACGGTAATCCATCAACTGCTACTCCTGCTATGACATTGCATACAAATTCTAAATAATGTCCATGGGCACCACCTTGAAAATCAACATGTATCATATCACCAACCTGCTTTCTGTAATATATCCTTGGTGTATTCTTGATCAGCTGGATAGTCTTGAAACTTTTTCATCCAAAAGTCAGAATCAACATATGGCCAAATCATAGCAATTTGTTCAGACGTCAGTTCTGACAAAAACTTTTGTCCAGACTCAGAATTATATATGACCCAAGGACTTATACGTCCGCTAGCAATTGCATGGCATATGGCATTCGAATTACCATAACGTAAACAATCGTGTGTTGGGTTACCTGTTTGCTCTTGCCATGTAATGCCAAATTCAATGGCTCTAGACAATGCATCATTGATATTTTCCACACGCAAATAATCTAACAGATACTCTGTATATGTGCTGTCTCGGCACCAATGATCAATTTTTTTATTTTGTTTAAGCACATACTCGATAAATCTAGCAGGATTTATTGCTCGAATATCCACACAATACCGTCCAAATTTTACAAATGCCTTGTAATAAGGACTATCAGCAAAATCATCAAATGTTTTTAACTTTGCCGAACCTTGGGTTAATTGATAAAATTTTAAGTATGCTTGTAATCCTAATTGAACGCCACGCTCTGATTGTTCCTGTCTTCGACGGCGTGGCTCACAACTATGTACCAAAAGACTGGTTTCTTTTATAAAATCTTTTTTACAATACTGGCATGCGTAGGTCATTGGTTTATATGCGTATATAATATGTTGGCAATTTGTTTATGTCCGATTATGTTTGGATGATAATCATCTACTGTTACAGTAGAATTGGTTTGTTGGCAAAACTGTATCATACTTGGACCAGGATTTAGTTTGATAAAATGTCTATTAAACTTATTTAATACTGTTGTTAGATACGAATTGTTAAAATCATTCATTGTCAAAAAATAAAAATCTATATTTCGATTTTCTAATAAAGTAAATAAAAATTCAACATAATTTGTAGTTAAATATTCTATTTGTTCAATTCCAATATTTTTTTCTATATCTTTTATTATTTTATTAGATCGATTAAGATACGAATACGGTAGTAGGGTATGGTCCCAAGGTATATTTTTGTCGTCAACTCCAGGATGGTTGTACAAACAAGGCGCATCAAATCGTGCTGGGTCTGAAATATTTACAATTACGAGTGTGTCAGTTGAGTTATAGCCAAATCTATTTAAACATTCTAATATACTGTTTGCTATTAATATATTTCCATGGCCGGCAGCTGCAGTGTTAACTAAACTTTTAACATTTAGCTTTTGTGCTAAAAATCCAGCCCATGATTTACTGTGTTTTGGAATAAATTCTGTATCATATGCAAAACTACAACCGCCATCACTAGACAAAGATGGAGGTGATCCGCCAATTCCGTCGCTGGTAAAACTGCAGCCACTTACAAGTAAATGTTTATATACTTTCATTTTATTTTTTCTTGGCCAAGTTCACGTAGATGTGCATCAATTTCTTTTTGTGTTGTTATTTTGCTTAGTAAGTCAGCATCCGACCCTTTGAGATTGGGAAATATGGTCATCAATTGTTTTTTCTTTGTACCAGCATTGGCTGCATTTTCGTCTTTTTTCTTGGGACTTATCCATTGATGGCGATGGGCACCCATGCCAGGGCTCACTGTGCTTGCACACAACCATTGCAATTGTGGATGACGATTAATAGCAAAAAAATGTTTGTTTAATCTTTCGTTGGTGCTGATCACGTAAAACTCTTGCAGGTCCCGAGATCCTTGTACACTGCTACCCCAACGTATCATTAAAAAATTACTAAACTTTTTCTTTTCTTCATCGGTGAGATCAGTGTAAAAGTTTTGATTTTTTAAATCAAACTCACGCATTTCATTAGCAATGTTTAATTTATCACTCATTACCATGCCTTGTTGTAATCCACGATTTCACAATTACGACTGATATCTTTTACAAAATAAACACATTCGGGTTTAGGACCATCTGTTAAGGGAACACACAACATTTGTCCGTTTTTTAATTTAGGAGCATACCAGTTAACTTCTTGATACACATCTATAATTTCAATATCTGGAAAACTGGGTCTAAAACTGCTCAGCGGATTAAATTCAAATACCTTAAACCCTCGATCATTTATGCTGGTTAACGGTAACACTTCCAGATCGCCCAAGTCGGGCTCACCAATTAGTATTTGCCAATCCATGGGCATTTTTATTCTATGTTCGCCTATACGTAGCACCAATGCAGGTGCATTAAAGCTTTCTAAAAATATCAGTGGTATATAATGATAGTCAGGATCTACAGGAGTTGAATTGTCTAAGATTGCAAAACGCATATCTTCAATTTCTTCTGGAAGATGATCCAATTCATAATGTTCGTTGTCAAGGGTTAATATTCGCATGTGTTTATTATACATGTTGCATTGTAAAAATGCAACCTTTCACTTCCATTCTAACTTTTCTTGTGTGAAAGGATAGTTAGCTTCCTTATAGAAAGTTTTTCTTTTGGTCAAATGACGTTTAGCAAATTTACAAGTACTGGTAATATCCCAAATTTCTACATGGTCCTTGTCTTCCGCTTTCCTAATACCTCGCCCAATAGATTGTATAACCCTGACAAAGCTTTTTCCGGGTTCCAGAAGAACCAGATTAAAAATCCTAGGAAGATTAATACCCACAGCGGCCACACCGTAAGTCGCCACAATAATCTTACCAGTGCTAGTTGCAATTTCATCATATTCACTTTGTCTATCTCCTGCTTTGGTTGATCCAGATACAAATACCGCATCATTTAATTGTGCTACTAATGCTTGGCCTGCTGCAATACGATCTACTAACACAAGAGTGTTTCCGGTTGTGTTAACTTGGCGCACAAGATTAGCAATTGTTTTGAGCCTATTTTCTTCTTCTAATAGATATTTTAATTCACTTTGATAATTGGTAAACTCTGCGTGATCAACCAGTTGAACGATGTTTACATGGCACTGTGCCAGTACACCACGGTCTTGCAATTCACTTGCAGCCAATTGGCTAATTACTGGTCCAATGCTTACCAAAAGACTTTGGCTTTCAAATTTTTCTTTGGGAATAGTTCCTGTTAGTCCCCAGCGAATTGGCACACGGCTCATCACGCCTGTCAGCAAAGTTTTTAATGCATCAGCTTTGGCCATGTGTACTTCGTCGACTATGACACATACAACTCCTTCCAAGAAGTCCCCAATAGATATGTTGGCGGTGGCATTTTTTGTATTCTTTAGCAGTACGTTTAAACTTTGCCAGGTACATATAGTGTGTGTTCGACCAAACTCTTTGCGATCTCCAAAAAATACACCAACATCTAATCCTAAATTTTTATAGTCAGCTTCGGTCTGTGTTACCAAACTCTTGTTAGGTACAATCACAATACTACGACCATGAGATTCGCAGCGTTGGCTCAATACCGCAGTCATGATTGTCTTTCCGGCTCCGGTGGCAACTTCTTGCAAGCACTGTGGATTGGCTAAAAAGTTGTTAACTATTTCAACTTGATAATCTCTTAGTAACACTGGATCTCCGGCTCGAGGATGATTTTTTGGCCAAGTGTGCTGACTAAAACTGTTTTCTGCCACTTGCTCAAACTCAAATGTAGTTTTATAATCTCTCTGATCATCTAACTCAATATCGTAATTGAAATCTTCAAGTATGGAAATAATTTCAGGCAGTAAGTTCACATATGTACTGCCGCCCATTTGGAAATAACTAACCTTGCCGTCCCAACGTCCCAACCGTACTGCGGGAAGATATCTTGCGTATGGCACATCGTATTTAAAAGTGTTAACCAACTTTCGCCTGACATCAAGATCAAGTCCGTCGAGTTTGATATTGACTTCATCTTTAATTGTTATTATACAGTGTTTCATTGTAGATATACTTTATTTACACATTGTCTTTGTTGGATTTGATCAAGTAATTGTTCTTTATCAAATTGAGTGACTAATTCGGCCACTGGAAATTGCAATGGCAGTAGTCTTGTATCATTAAATGCAGTAATACCGTACTGATTAAAAAATTTACGATGCGTATTGTAATAGGATGACATGCTGTTTAAATCAGGAATTTTTTCGTAAAATTTAACATTGAAATCTGCACTGTAAAAATTAAAAGGCTTGAAAGCATTGTCTGATATGTAAGTGTCATTGTCCTTGGCAAGGTCTTCAAGAGTCTTTCCTATTTCAACATAGTTCAAGCACACAGATCCCCAAGCAGGACTAACAACACCATGGAGTTTCATCATGTCCAGTGGTAAGGTCTTTATCTTAGGCATACCAAACCATGTGCATACAAATCTTGGCAGGTTGTTTTGGCTTGCAGTTTCACATCTATGCACTGCTATGTTAAGATCTGCAAGTGCTTGCCTAACAGAGCCCGGTGCTTGATTCCAATACTCAGTATCCTGTTGATCCAATAATCCATGATACTGTTCAAAGATATTGTGTAGATAATTTAAACAATCTTGATCATACACATTAGTAAACGGTCTATGTACAATCAGCTGGTGTGCATTAATAGTATCAATACACCTGGTTATCATGTTAGTTGCAACTGTTATTTCTTCCGCTTGACTGTTAAACCCGTAGAATCTCTTGGGATTGTCAAGTGTGTAGGATTGTCGAGATTGCATACGCTCAATCCAAAGTTCGGTTATAGGAGAATCAAGCAATCGAAACTTTAAATCAAAGTTATCATGCCCTAACTCAATGTGTAATGTTGAAAACATAGTGCAAGTATATACTATATTTTTATAAATGTCAAAAAAACAGGCACCAAAGTGCCTGTTATAAACGAACTGTATGTCTACAGTCCGGGAGCTAACTTTGATCACGCATTCTTCATGCAAGTTGTCTCTGCCATGAGTCTCCATTTTGCTGGAAAGCTCTTGACTAAATCTGCAATCTTCAGCGCCATACGCAGGCTCATCTCACGCAGACGAGTTTGATTGGTGTTCATAAAGTCAATGATGTCGTCTTGCTGGTACTCGTTAAAGTCATAGTCCTGGAACAACACACCATCTTTGGCAATTTGTTTGATACGCAAGATTTTGTCACGCATAGTGTCCAATGTCAAGTCTAGATAGTGGCAACGACTTTGCAATGCATCCAGGTGGTCACGCAATTTTTGCGACTTCATTTGATCAAACTTCAAGTTGGTAATAAAGATAACGCTGCCTTTGAACTCAAAACTGTCTGGGATGCCTTCGCGGCGCAGAGTGCTAGACTCCGACAACCAACTAATTTTACGTTTCTTACCCGAGTCCAAGGCACCCTTGAGCAAGTTAAGAGCAACATCGTCCAGCAAAATGCTGTCACAGTCATCAAACACTAGAACACAATTGGCGTCAGAATATTTGTACAGAGTTTGGTACAAGCCAATTGGGGTTGCACTGCCTTTGACAACTTCGGCACGTAGGCGCTTGCCGGCAATCTTGTCAAATAAACAGGCCTTTTCAACTTCTTGCTCTACACCAAAGCTCTTGCCAACGCCGGGCGGGCCCGACACAATCATGGCACGGATGTCACCAGCAGTAGCCGCTTTGGTCATCTCTGTTAGAATTTCAAAGCGTTCTCTAATACGAGTCATTGCTTCTTCTTCTGTTTCGATTGCCTTAGTAGGCGTTTTAGATGTGACAAGCTCTAGCATGCTCTCTCCTTGAGTTACGAACTCATAGTCCTGAGTTCCGGTTACGTTAACACGAATAGTTTCTGGCATGTTTGGAAATGTGCCACCATTTTTGACTTTGACAAAACTGTTTTTACCAGTTGTTGTAATTTGCTCTACTAGCTCAAAACACATGCCTGCAACACTTTTGTTGCGGTAAGTTCCTGACAAAACACGAATATGACTGTTAGACATAATAGCCCCTTTTTTTAGTTTATACAAGTATTATAACAAAATACGATTTTTGTGTCAAACTGCGGTGTTGTCTTTGTGCAACATTGCTTGATCTTGTTGTTTTTTACTGTTCATGCTGTTATTATAGCAAAACGGCTATTTTTGGTCAACCTTGTAGATCTTGCCCTTTGTGCTTGATGTTGCGTTTATACAACACTTGATTTTGCTGGGTTTTAGGACGAAAAGGCAAGTCGCGATCAAACAACACACGATGTGCTCTGGGTTGTGGGTTACGATTGGATGTTTTCATAGTGCAGTAATTGTACAGAAAACAGTGTTTTTGGTCAACCTCATGAAAAACCCTACAATTTGTAGGGTTTTGTGTGTATGTTAGGTCAAAATTTTACAATCAACATCTACCATAGTTATGAGTTGAGCAGGATCACTTGGCCGGGATATTTTCAAACTTTCAAGGCAGATATGGTCGCGATGAATCAGGATATGCAACTTGTCCAGGGCTGATGTTAAAATTACATGTAATATTGCTGCCAGCAGGAACTATCCAATGACATATTCCTTTAGATAAAAAGGGCTGGGTGACTCCGTCGATTGCAACATTACTACGTACATCCGGAGTTCCATCTGAATTGGTCGGGTAACCAACATAAGCGTTTTCAAATTCATGATGTGACGGGGTTCCTACATTTCCACAATCATCACCAAAGTTCCGACGGCACATCTCCTCGTGATCCTTTTGATAATTACTCTTGATGTCACCTAAAAGCACTCCGTGTCCGCCTGTTACAGTTATCTTCATTGGCAAGCTTCCTGCAAAATCAGTATGAATATCTGCAAGTGCAGCCGTTTCTGCTAACACAGTGTATTGGTAGTCATCAGCTACAGGCACTTGAACAATAGGAGCATCAACTGAAGGAACAATACCATTATAAATTGTGTTTCCATTTAGCTCAATATTGAGTGTAACGTTGGTTCCAAAGGCTGTGCCCATGAATCTAAGACTTCTATCTTCTGTTGCCATATGTAATATCTCCTACAGTTATTTATCATTGCCAATGCTGAACTATCAAAGGATCTGATATTTTGTCAGGTTTTGGATTTCCATGAAAAATCAACACACTGGTATCATAATGAATTTGTGTGCCGGTAGAGGGAATCCGGTGTGTTTTACCAGTGAAATCGTATCCACCATCAAGTGCTTGCCAACGCCAGCTTTTAATTCTATTTGCATCAAGTAATCTGCGTTCTGATTGTGCAATTGTGTCTGTGATAAAATCTTGATCACCGTGGTATTTTTGTAACAAAGATTTAAAATTTTGTTGGCAAAATACAGTCCAAACGTGTTGAAATTTACTGGTATCCCACCACATGATGCTGGAATTAACTCCATAATGTGTGGGTCGCCAAAGATACTTAAAATCTCGTATGGCCCAGAAATATTCCAAAGACGATTGCACAATCCAGTCAATGTTTTGCAAAATAACAGTATCAAGGTCAAAATACAACAAAGGGCCAGCATGATGCTCGGCGTTGAACAACTGCATTTTGTACCACCAGTTGCGTTTGTGCCCCATGTCTCCCCAGTTGGTCAGTGCATGTTTGATCATGGGTGCAGGTACTGGTCGATCAGCTTCTGTGTATACATGTAATCTAATGCCTGCACTGAGGTGTCGGTTCAACATACTGTACAAACGTTCCACATATGTCCATGAATATGCGTCCCCGTAGATAACGCAGGCACAATCAATTGGGCCATTCACAGTGCTGATCTTATTCTTTTTAGCCATAATCCTTGTTGTATTTCTGGTATGGTATACTCAGTGTGACAAATTTCCGTTAGCCACTGATATCTATCAACATCATAGGGTGCTTCTAAATCTGCAAGTTTTATACCCACTGGATATGCAAGACTTGTTGAGTCAACAATGGGTCTACTGCCAGAAATAGCTGCTTGTATACCAGGACCACTGTTGTAGTTAACAACTGCATGACAGTCAAAATGCATGTTAAAACTGTCGTAGGTGTTGGCCAATGGCATAGGAGTTTCTATCACTGTGTTTGGTAACAATTTTGAAGTATCTAATTTAGATCGAGGATGTGGTCGAACTCGAATTGGGCGGTCAGACACTGCACGTATTTGATCAATTTGTTTGTTGACCCAGGATTCAATGCTGTCAAGCGCAGACACTTGTAAACTGTTGCGGTGTTGTGCAGCTATTAATATTTCCGGGCTATGACCAACCAGCTGTGCCAAACTGATTCCTAGTTTTTTAGGACGGTCTAGATCAAGATCTGTTTGATGTCCGTAATATCCCTCAGCAGTGATGTTGTTTACGGCAATTTTCCAAGTTTGCCCACGGTACAATGCACCAACATCTATCACAATCACTGGACGTCCGGAATCACGATAGTGTTCATACACCTGCTGATTGCTGGCCATGCGCCCGTGCCAAAGCACAGACCAGATTACCGCCGCATCTGATGTCCAAGAGTTTTCTTCAGTCTGAATTCCTGCCGACTGTAAACAATCTAGTACAGCATTCAAAACTGGCTTGGAATTGTTGGCCGATTGGGAACTAAAATAGGCCACTGTCTTGATCACTAAATACCCCTATGAAATATACTGTAATTACCACGTTTCATGACCAGGGGTTAAAACAATATGGTCAGAGAATGATTGATACCTTTGAGCAGCATTGGCCTAGAGAAGTTGACTTGATTGTTTATGCAGAAAACTGCAGACCACTTAGCAGTAAATCTAATGTGCAGATCATAGACCTACTGGAGACCAGCACAGATCTCCAACAATTTGTTGAACGGCACAAAAATAATCCATTGGCACATGGGCAATCAACTCCTGACAAACAAGTTGATCCAAAAAAACAATTTCGTTGGGATGCAGTTAGGTTTGCTTACAAAGTATTCAGCGTAGCACTGGCAGCCAGCACAGTCAAAACTGATTGGCTTGTGTGGTTAGATGCTGATACTCTCACACACTCACCAGTGCCAATCAGTGGATTAAGTGCGCTATGTCCTGCTGATTCAATGATTGGCTATTTGGGACGCAGTGAAACGTATCATTCTGAATGCGGATGGGTTGCTTATAATTTAAACAATCCTCAGACCCAACAATTTATCAAAGATTTTGTTGACATGTACAACAAAGATGAAATTTTCAAACTAGACGAATGGCACGACAGTTATGTTTGGGATGTTGTACGTCGGAGGTATTGTGGAACAAATAAATTTTATAATTTAAATACTGTTCCAAATACCCGAGGACTAGCAGGGCACCCTTTTATAAATTCTGCGTTGGGTCTGTACATGGATCATGTCAAAGGAAAAAGAAAAAACAAAGGTTCTAGTTTTAGTCATGAAATTTTAACACATCATGATCACCCTTATTGGAAAAAAGTTTTAGGAAAGTAAAAATATGTTTGAATCTCATGGTTGGTGGTTTCCAGATTATGAAACCCATTTCCCAAAAATGTTGGGTAAAAATATTGCCAAAGGTGGACCAGCTGAATATCAGCAAAAAGTCAGACATCGCAGTTTGGGCTACACTGTCAGACGTAATTTGGCCCTAGACATAGGTGCCAATGTGGGCTTGTGGAGTCGAGAGCTTTGTGAAAATTTTGCACAGGTCATTGCATTTGAGCCTGTTCCAGATTTTCGAGATTGCTTGGCCAAAAATGTGCCTGTTGAGAATTTGACACTTAGTACATTTGCACTGGGCGCCGAATGTACCACAGTGGACATGATTATAACTGAAGGCAACACAGGCCACTCGCATGTGGATCCTGAAAGTGTAGGACACGGAGTTGTCAACATGCTGACCCTGGATCGGTTTATAGAAGAATATAAACTGCCCACAGTTGACTATATCAAAATTGACTGTGAGGGATATGAACTACGAGTATTAGAAGGTGCTGAACAAACAATCCGGCGAGACTTTCCTATTGTTGTGCTAGAGCAAAAACCTCATCCGGCCTATAGCAAAGAGTACGGACAGTTTGCCGCTATTGAATTGCTACAAAGTTGGGGTATGCGGTGTGTGGATCAAGTCAAAGATGATTGGATCATGGGATGGAACTAGACACAACTGACAACATTGATAAGGGTGCCAAAGATTCTGCGGCATGGGCTGTTAAATGGACCAAGGATAGATATATTGCCAAACATCGAGCAAGTTTTGAGATAGTAGATGCTTATCTCAA